GCCACCACCGCATCACCACCTGCACGGATCCAGAAGAACTCGGCCGCTTGGACAGCATTTTCAAGGCCATGGAAGCAATGCCCGCCAGCGAGTTGCGCGCGTTCCTGCTTCCAGGACAAAGCGACGCTGCCGAATGAGTCTGTGACTATGACGATCACCTACAACGAGCGCCGGCTCCTCCGCAACCATATCATTGAGGCGCAGTTCGGCCTGAGGTCGCTGAATGACCCGGATCTGTTCCCGACGATCGAGCACCTGGACCGGGCGGTGACGGCGTTGAATTACCTGGCGATACCGGACCCGGATGCTGAGGCGAACGAAAAGACGGTGGTAGCCTGCGCGGTATGCGGCGGCACCTTGGTGAAGAAGGATCCCGGATGAGCAAAGGGCGGGTTTGATAATGCTCCGCAGAAAGTGAAGGAGAATTAACCCCCATGAGCGACGATCGCCAGGTTTCCAAGCTCGAGCAGCTCGACGGGGCGCTGCTCGCCTACGCGCAGCACCTCGACGAAGCGCTCGAAGAGGGCGACGACCACAAGGCAGACCTCCTGCTTCGCATCACGGAAGCGCTCGTGAGCCGCGAGAAGGAGGTCGTCGACCAGCTCGTCGAGGGCCTGAACGGGCTCGAGGATCAGATCGCTTACGCACAGAAAAAGGCCAACCTCTACCTCGCCGCGAAGGAGCGGATCGAGATGGCTCGCGAAAAGATCCGGCTGCACGTCCAGAACCACATCGACCACAATCTCCCGGAGGACAACCGCCGGCTCGACGGCAAGCTGTTCTGGATCCGAACGCAGGCCAACAGCTCGATGGCCGTACGCATCGACGATCCGGCCGCGGTGCCGCCCGAGTACCAGACCTGCACGGTCAAGCTGGTGCTGCCAGCCGGCGATACCGTCGCGGAACTGGCGGGGCAACTCGACACTCTCCAACTCTTCATGTCGGAGTTTTGCCCGGGCGCTCGGATCGACGGAACCGTCGAGGATCTCTTGAAGTCCAAGGCGGTCGACGGTGCCGGTGTTCGCCTCGCGCTGGATGCCGGGATCCCCGTGCCAGGCGCGCGGCTCGAGCGCGGGCGCCACTTGCGGCACTCAAAGCCAAAACGCGCTATTTCCACAGCCCCGCCACAGTCCAGCTAAATCACTTATTCACCAGAGCTTGGACCGCACCAAAAACCACACACCGTGGAAATCCTGTGTAAAAAAGAAAAGCCTTGCAATCGGTCCGCTTCTCCAGTAAAATCCACCCCCGCAAGAGGGCTTCGCGTGAGCGTGAAGGTGATGACGGCCGTGTTTGACCTGTCGAATTCCTCGGCCAACGGCGACAGGCTTGTACTGTTGGCTCTGGCAGACCACGCCGACGATGAGACCTGGTGCTGCTGGCCGTCGGTCGGGCGGATTGCCAAGAAAGCCAACCTGTGCGAGCGGGCCGTCCAGGATTCCCTGAAACGACTCATGGAGCTTGGCGAAGTGTGCATCCACGAACGCAAGGGCGGGCGGGGCCACACTGCCAAGTACTGCGTGCTTCTCAGGAAGGATAAAGGGTGCAGTATCTGCACCCTTTCCGCAGACGCAGAGGGCGGAAAGGGTGCAGATTGCGACAGAGAAAGGGTGCAGGTTGCGACACTAAAGGGTGCAGATTACGACAAGAATAGACCCCCTATCCTTAGTGAACCATCAGTAGAACCATCACCTGAACCGTCAGGGCGCGCGAAGGAAGAAGTAAGGGCAAAACCAACCCCGGGGAAGCGGCTCATGGACGAGGGTAGTTTCAGGGTCTTTTGGGGGAAGCTCGCCACCAAGTGGAAACTGGGCGTCGCCCGGGCTGACGCGAAGCGGGTTGCCGCAAACCAGATCACCGCCGGGCAACTCAGCTTCCTGCAGGACCTCGAGCTGAAGGTGTTGGACCCAGAAGCCCACCGCGCGGGCATAGCGCAAACGGTCGAAGACTGGGCCGCCCAAGGGGGGCGGACACTCAAGGACGCGATGACCGCCTACTTGGACGAGGCGAAGCAAGCACAGAGGGTGCCGCGCGCCGGCGCTCGGGAAAACGTAGCCAAGAAAGCGATGGATGACAAATGGCTGACCGCGATGATGGATCTGGTCGACAGCCGGAAACCACGGTAGGCCGCGAGGAGTTTGCGGCTGGCTGGAAGCGGCTCATGGTCAGCTTCGACATCCCGCCGAGCCTGGACGCCGAAAGGCTCCAGGGGCGTTCCGAGGTCATCTACGAATACTTCTCGCAACTTGCCGCCGGCGCCTGGGCCCGCACGGTTCGCTACTATATCGCCCACGCTGGCGACGAATCCTGGTTCCCCAAGCCAGGGCAGTTGTTCCAAGCGTGCGTGGATTCCTATATCACGCCGCCCAGCGACGTCATCGACCCCGAGGAGCGCGCACGGCTCCGACGGGAAACCGCAGAATGGGCCGAAGCACTCGATGCCAGCCTCCGCGAAAAGAAGTAGCCGCCAAGCAGCGGCCGAGGCCCTCCTGTTCGCTCAGGGCTTGCCCTCCAACATCGAGGCCGAGAAGGCCCTGCTCGGCAACATCTTCCTGGCCGGTAAGGCCATGGTCCCACAGGCGACCGCCTTGCTCGTCGCCGACGACTTTACGCTCGAAAAACATCGCCGGATTTTCCGCGCCATGGCCGATTTGGGCGACCAGGGCGAGGAAGTCGACTACGTGACGGTAGCGGACCAGCTCTCCTTTCGCGGTGAGTTGGAGTCCGTCGACGGGCCCGCCTACCTGTCCGGGCTGACTGAGGGCCTGTTCAAGCAACCGCATATTGAAGCTTACTGCCGGGCCATCAAGGAGGCCAGCGAGCGGCGCCAGCTTGTGTACCTCGCCGAAACGATGGTGGGGCAAGCGATCGACGGCGGCACCAAAGCAGGCGAGATTGCGGCCAGCGCGATGTCGCAGCTCGTGGGCTTGGGCCAGCGGAGCGTCAAGGCCGAAACCCTCTCGGAGTTTGCCCAGGGCTTTCCAGGGGGCGTCAGTAAACTGTTGAATCCATCGCAGTGGGACCGCGGGGTTGGGACCGGCTTCCCCAAGCTCGATCAAGCCACGACTGGGCTGCACGCGCAAGACCTGATCCTGATAGCCGCACGCCCGTCGATGGGCAAGACGGCCCTGGCGCTGACTATTGGCGCCCACGCCGTCCAGCAGGGGCTGCGAATCATCATGTTCAGCATGGAAATGAGCAAGGTGGCGCTGTACCATCGGCTCCTGTGCATGAGCGCGCGGGTCGACCTGCACCGCTTTCGGGGCGGCTTCCTGGGCCAAGAGGAGCGACAGCGCATCGACGCGGCCCACGTGAAGCTCATCGGATGGAACTTCCACGTCGACGATACGGCCGGCGCCACTGTCGAGCAGGTCCGTGCAGAATGTCAACGGCTCCGGGTCGTGCATGGCACACTCGACCTCATCGTGATCGACTACCTGCAACTCATGAGTACTACTGGCCGGTTCGGGAACCGCAACGAAGAAGTGACGATGATCTCGAAGGCGCTCAAGCAGTTGGCGCGGGATTCCGAGGCTCCGGTCGTGGCGCTCTCGCAACTCAGCCGGCAAACCGAGCAGCGCCACGGGGACGGGCGCCCCCGGCTATCGGACCTGCGTGATTCGGGATCGCTCGAGCAGGACGCAGACTCTGTGCTATTCGTTTTTCGCGAAGAAGTTTACAAACCGGACCGCCAGGACCTCCATGGCCTTGCCGAAATCATCATCGGCAAGCAACGCAACGGCCCCATCGGGAAAGTGGATCTGTGTTTTCTGCACAAGTACGCTCGCTTTGAGAATCGGCACGAGGATCTTGGCGAGAGCGACCAAGCCCCCGGCGGACCGGAGCTGAGGTAGACTATGCCGACGGCGGACACCATCAGCTTCGTGATCGGCGTGGACCCTGGACCCGCGCAAACTGCGTGGGTCTTGTGGAACGGCCGCGAAATCCTCCACCACGAGCGGGCTCCGAATGCGTCCTGCCTGCACAGGCTCAAGTGTTACTGGACAGATCGCGTCGATTGCGGGAAGGACATCGTGCTCGCGATCGAGATGATCGCGTCCTACGGGATGCCAGTGGGCGCCGAGGTATTCGAGACGTGTGTGTGGATCGGGCGGTTTGTGCAAACTTTCGACGGGACGCACGCACACCTGATTCCGCGTCTCGTCGTGAAACAGCACCTCTGCCACGATTCCCGGGCCAAGGACTCGAACATCCGCCGGGCCATCATCGACCGCTTTGGCGGACCGGCGACAATCAGGAAGGGCGGTCCCCTGTACGGGATTGCCGGCGACGAGTGGAGCGCGCTGGCGCTTGCGCTGACGTTTTGGGACAGCCAGACCACGAGAACGAAAGCGAGCCAACAGAAGCTAGCGAACCAACAGTTGTGAGCGAGCCAACAGAAGCGAGCGGACCATGAAGCGAGAGCAAGCCAGTCCCCATGAGGGAACCATAGGAAGTGAGCGAGCCAAGCGTTCCGAGGGGACCAAGTGGGATGAGCGAGCCAAGTGTGCCGAGCGAACCAGGCGAGTGGAGCGAGCCAATCGTTTCGAGGGGACCAAAGACTGGGAGCGAGCCACGAACCCGGAGGGAACCATCATGCGGGAGCGAGCCAGGTACAACGAGGGGACCAGAGGATGTGAGCGAGCCAAATGGGCTGAGAGAACCATCTGAGACGAGCGAGCCATCTTGCCTAAGAGGACCAGACAGGTAGAGCGAGCCATGTGAGTCGAGGGGACCAGGGATCAAGAGCGAGCCATGTACCGAGAGGGAACCATCAGCAGCGAGCGAGCCGCAATTCCAAACTTCAAAGGAGAGGAGCCACAGATGAGCGCAGCACCGCAGTTTGACCCCGTCAGGAAGTTATCACGCGATCTCCGCAACGCCGCCAAGTTGCTGTCGCCGGCCGAGGTGCGTTTTCTGGTCGACGACTATTATGCGATGCAGGAGAACCGTAAGCGATCATCCAACCAGATGCTGTCCATGGAACAGTCGGGCGAGCCGCACGAAGCCATCATCGAACTGGACGTCGCAACGCGGCAACTCGAAGCAAACATCAAGGCCATGCTGGACAGTTACTCGGCCGATCAGCCGTTGGGCCAGTGGGCCAGATCCGTTTGCGGTATCGGGCCCGTCATCGCGGCCGGGCTGTTGGCCCACATCGACATCCAGAAGGCGCCGACGGCCGGCCATATCTGGCGGTTCGCCGGGCTGGACCCGACGGTCGAGTGGCAGAAGGGCAAGAAGCGGCCCTGGAACGCCTCGCTGAAAACGCTGTGCTGGAAGATCGGCGAGAGCTTCGTCAAGGTATCGGGTCTCGAGCAAGACGTTTACGGCAAGGTGTGGCTGGCCCGCAAGGAACTCGAGATCCGGCGCAACGACGAAGGGCTGTTTGCCGAGCAGGCCCGCATCAAGTTGGAGAAGTTCAAGATCGGCAAAGAGAAGGAGGCACGGAAGTCGTACGAAGCTGGTCGGTTGCCGGCTGGCCATCTTCATGCGCGGGCGAAGCGGTACGCCGTCAAGTTGTTTCTGGCGCACTACCACCACGTCGCGTTCTGGTTGGCGTTCGGCACGGCGCCGCCGCTGCCGTACCCGATCGCGCACATGGAGCACGCGCACGTGATTCCGCCACCGAATTGGCCGCACATTGTTCCGGCCAAGCACGAGCCATCAACGGAGAGCGGACCAGACTAACCGAGCCCAAAACTTCGAGTGAACCATGGGAACGGAGCGAGCCATCCGCGCAGAGAGAACCATGCAGCCTGAGCGAGCCAAGCGAAGCGAATGGGCCATGGGATGAGAGCGAGCCAAGAACTCAGAGGGAACCATCGGCAGGGAGCGAGCCAGTTCGCGCCAGGGGACCAAAGATTGAGAGCGAGCCATCGGCGAAGAGAGAACCATGCGAGCGGAGCGAGCCAAATAGATTGAGCGCACCACGAGAACGGGGGTGAACGCGATGGGGAAACACACAAAGATCGAGTGGGCGGATTCGACGCTGAACCTACAGATGGGTTGCGACGGGTGTGAATTGTGGAACCCCGCTGCTGGCGTCAAGCGCTGCTACGCGGGGAATCTGACGGTCTTGCACGGTGGCCCTGGAAAGAAGGGCTGGCCGACGGCGTTCGAGCAGCCACGGATCTTCCCGGAGCGTTTGCAAGAGGCGCTGAAGTGGTCGGACTTGGCTGGCAAAGACCGCCCAGACAAGCCGTGGCTGAATGGCTCCCCCCGGCTGATCTTCCTGAATGATATGGGGGACACGTTCACGGAGAGTTTGCCGATCGACTGGCTTGACGATTTCATCGTGCCGTTAGCGGAGTCACGGCATATCTACATCATCCTCACGAAGAGGCCGCGCCGCATGTACGACTACTTCTACGCCCACTGCTCGAAGGACAATCTGATCCCGGAGAACTTCTGGCTGCTGACCAGCGTGACTGGGCCCGAGAACGTCGGGCGCATCCGGGAACTACTGAAGCTGCGGGCGCTTGGGGCGCGGGTGCTCGGAGTAAGCTACGAGCCGGCATGGGGCGCGGTGGATTTCACGCGCATTCCCATCCCCGAATCCCATGGAGTTCTCCGGGCCATAAATGGCGCTGGAGAACTGGACGTGCTCCGCGGGGAGCAAATAACGAATATCGGAGTCGGATACGCCAGCCCGAAACTTGGCTGGCTCATCGCCGGCGGGGAGAGCGGGGCTGGCGCGAAGCCATCTCATCCCAATTGGTTCCGGGCGGCACGGGACGCCTGCCAAGCGGTCGGTGTGGCGTACTTTTTCAAGCAATGGGGAGAGTGGACGCCCCACACCGCGAAGCGGTCAACGCCAATGCGCGTCTTGGACGGCGGAACCAAAGTCTGGCGGGCGGGGAAGCAGCGCGCTGGCGCGATACTGGACGGCCGTGAGTGGCGAGAGATGCCCGATGCGAATGCCGAGGGACAGCCGCTCGAAGAGATGGCGCGCGACATCGAGGAGGCCCGCCGATGACTGACCCGGCAACACTGACTCGCATTTGTACTTATTGCCTCTGTGCTGAGGATTCGGCGGATGCTAAATGGCCCTGCGCCGAAGCGAAGAACCTCGACCACCGCTTCACGTCGCATCGCGCTGCTGTTGCTATCGTTGTCGGCAACTTCTTCGACGCCCGGTCGGAGCGAACCCTCATTCAGAGTTTCTCGGAGTGCTGCTGGGACCGAGATGCATATGGACATGCTAGGCTTTTGAGCGCAGATGAAGTGCGGTTGCTGCTGTCCGGGAAGGCGAAGCTGGCTATCGTGGTACAACCCACGCCAGCAACCAAGAAGGCGCGCACGAAAGAACCATGAAGCCGCCTACTCCAGCGCAAGCACGAGTCCTGGCGTTCATCCGCGGCTACATGGCTCGAGAAGAATGGGCACCGTCGTTCGAGGAAATCGCCAAGGGCGTCAGCCTGAGCCCATCAACGGTCTTTAAGCATGTCGATGGACTTCAGGCGCGTGGACATCTGACTCGGGATGAAAGACAGTCTCGCTCGATCCAGTTGACGAGCGGGGCATGCCCGACGCGCGGGGCTACAATCAGGAGGGAGCCGCGTTGAGCGACGGCGACACCCGCGTCCTTGTTGGGCCCACCGGCGTCACCTTCAACGATCTCCAGGTCGCCGACGACCCAGAGGGCAGCGCGCGGTTCCTCAAGCAAGCCGCCGACTCTGTTCTGTTTGCGAATGCGCTCGGCGTCTACGCAAGGATTCTCCTCGGCCGTCAATTGGTTCGCATTCAGGAGCTGGTCCTCTGGCAGCACTTCGGCCTCGACTGCGGGAACTGGTCGGAGTTCATGGAACGCGGCTTCCACGCGCTGACGGGCCTCAGCCGCGAGACCGGCTACATGGCCATCATGCTGGCGAGGTCGAAAAGCTTTGGGGCGCTGCCGCCGGACGAACTGATCGGCTTCAGGACGCTCTCGAACGTCATCGACATTGCGAGGATGGAGCGCGACGGTCCGGTGTCCCCCGCGCTGCTCGATGCGGCCAAGACGCTGCCCATGGACGAGTTTCGCGCCTTGGCAGGCAAGAGCAAAAAGCTCGTGCTTGCTATCGTATTGGACGACCCAAGCGTCGCGGCGCCGCTCGGTCGCATCGTGAACTTCATCAAGCTGGCGCAACCGGATGTTCTCGCGATCTTCTTGGACACCATTGAGGCGGCCAAACTGCGGGCCGGCGACAACCCGAGCGACACGCTCGACTGTATCATCGCATCCTGCCGCTTCCAGTGGGAGCAAGAGGGGGAACTGCATGAATGAATCTCAGGCCAGCATGGAGAAGTGGGCGAATGAAACCTTCGGCCCGGTACGCCGCACCGGCTGGGAGCGCATCTTCCAGCGTTTTATGGCCGAGGTCGTGGAGTTGCGAGACGCCCTCCGGATGCGCTGTCGCTCACGAACCCATTGCCGGGAGGCGATTGCCGGCGAACTTGCCGACTGCGTGATCTTACTATATCGGCTGGCCAGTGTGCAAAGTATCGACCTTGATGCGGAAGTCGACCACAAGATGGCGATCAACCGAATGCGTAAATGGACCACGGCGGGAGACCGCGTGGGCCAGCACAAGGCGGTATGATTGAGCATGAAGTCTACGAACATCCTGTTACCGGAGGCGCTCTGGGAAGAGGCCCAGATCCTCGCCATTCGTAAACGGATCAGTTTCACCGCACTTGTCCGACAGGCCCTACGTGACTGCCTGGACGGCCAACATGTGGACGTCATCACCATCGACGAGCATGGGGGCATTCATCCACCAGAAGCTACGCAGCTTCTCCGCCGTCACGAGGACCGCTGACAGTGGAAATCGAACGCCTCGGCTGCAAGGACATCGGACTCGACGAGTACCTTCGCGGCTACTCGTCGCCCTCGCAGTACGCCTTTGAACACAGCGATCAGTTCCAGACGCTTCTCGCCGGAGGGGTTGGCTGTGGCAAAAACCACAGCCTCAACAAGCGTGCGATCGCATTGTCCACCATGGAACCAGACAACGAGGGCCTGATCGCCCGCTACACTTCAGCGGAACTCGAGAGTTCCACGAAAAAGCAGTTCTTTGAGGAAGTCCCCGCTCAAGTCATCTTGCACTACAGCAAAAGCGAGGATTGCGTTGTCCTTCGCACGGGCGACCCCAACCACCCATCCAAAATCTGGTTCCGCCATATTTGGGAGCCGCGCCCCGACAAGAAGCATCTGGCCGGCATGAATCTCGGCTGGATCGGAGGCGATCAGGTTGAGGATTGGGAAGAGGCGCGCTGGAACGACGTCATGGCCCGGTTCCGGCGCTCGAGCGTGCGTATGCCGTACATGTTCGGCATCATCAACCCAAAGGGGCACGATTGGTGCTGGCGCCGGTGGATCAAGCCGGCCGAGGATTCCGGCGCCGTCCACAAGGTGATGGTCCCGAGCGTCAGTGGCGGCCTCGTGCCGAGCAGCCACTACCGGGCCGGGGCGGGCCTTTATGCGATCGTCGCGCAGACCGAGGAGAACTTCTTCAATGGCCGTTGCTCGGACCACCCTGGCCACGCCTTTGGGTGCGAAGCGTGCCGCCAGGCTGCGGCCGAGTATGTGGCGCGGCTACGCCGATACAATCCACCGGCTTGGGTCAAACGCATGGTGGATTCCAGTTTCGACGAGTGGGTCGGTAGGATCTACCCCTACGATCTGTACTCGGCCCACAATATCGACTCGTTCGCTCTCCCGGACGACTGGCGCGCCGTCGTGCCAATTGACGTAGGCGGCGACGCTCCATGGGCGATCCCAGTGCTTCGCGTGGATTCGGCCGGCGACGTCTTTGTCGTGAGCGAGTTTTACAAGCCCTCGGTGCTCGTGTCCGAAATCGCCGCCTGGATCAAAGACCCCGCGGCGAGCTGGATCCCCGACTGGAAGAAGGCCCGCTACATCATCGACCCGGAAAACAAGCTCGCCATGGTCGAGCTCGCACAACACGGCATCTATTGCGAGGCGGCCCGTAAGGGGCCGAAGTTGCCAGGCATTCTCCAGGTGGCCGGCTACATGCACCGGATGCCTGGGCGCGTCAAGACGATTCCGGCGCAGCGGTTGCCGGATGGAAGCTTCGGCGCGTTGGTGGTGCCGGATGCGCCTCGCATCTGGGTGTTCCGCGACAGGTGCGACAACTGGCGACGTGAACATGACGCCTGGCAGTGGCACCGCGATCGGCGAACCGGCGAGGCAACGGACCGCCCCGAGGACAAGGACGATCACCAAGCAGACGCTACCATCTACGGCTTCAGGGTCTTGCCGCCCGTGTGGGAACTGCCGGAAGTGGATCCCCAGATCGAGGCGCTGAAGCGGCTGCACTATGCGAGTTACCGGGAGTCTGAGCATCGCACCGTGCTGGCCGGCAAAGGCAAACCTGTCGGTGGCGTTGGGGAAATGTGGCAGGACCACGTTTGGGAGCGGCTTGCAGAACAAGACGGGGGGCTGGAATGGTGACGACCGCCGTTTGGGCGATAGCTGTTGCCGCCGGAGTGCTCGGTGTCTTATTAGGTACAGCCGGCGCGCTGTGGATCGTTTGGCGGGAAGTGGGGATTGCGCGCCAGCAAGCCGCCGATGAACGCACTCGCGCCGACAATGCCATCGACGCTCTTGCGAAGCAGCTTCGCGGGGAGCCGATCAGTATCGCGGGGGCCAAACGCTACGCCGAGCAGTTCGAGGAGTCATTGCGCACCCGCGAAGAGTTGGGTGAGATGTTTGTCGAGGACACCGAGGACCTCAAGGGATCCGGCGCGAAGGCGCACCCGTGAGGTGGGGGCCGAACAAAGAGGTGCGACCCGCGTGGGAACCGGATGCACCTTTACCGAGCGATGACCCGCAGGAGCGCCATAAAATCACCCGCGAACTCGAAGCAATTACGGGGCTGGCAGTTGAAGTCGCATACCAGCACTACGAGCATGGACCAGCCCAGTGGACCGCTACGGCCGCGCCCTACGGCCGACGGGTAACCGCCCTCAGCCGAGAGTTGCGAGGACTCAAGGACCGCTTCTTGAGCGCCCATCTGGCGCTGTGTCGCGAGATCCTGCTGGAGCAGCAAAAGGGTCGGTGCAAATTCTGTACCTCGGCGGGTCCGTTGCAGCAGGACCACATCCGCGCTCGCGCGCACGGCCGGAACGATCGGCTGAGCAACCTGCAACTCCTGTGCGTGCGATGCCATGGGCGCAAGACCGGCCGGCTCGCATGGACGCCTGCGGCTCGCCGCGCTACGGCATGAACTGGATATCGTCGAGGGGGATTTCAGTGGTCCGTGTGGCGCCATCCCTCAGTACTGCGGCATACCATCTTCCCAGCGGGCCTCGGCTGACTCCGATCAAGGTCCCTACGTGTTTCTGGTAGGCCACGTCACAGCTAGGGATGGCACCCCCATCCTCGTCGCGTGGGGTGATGTCCTGTTGCCAGGCTATGCGCATTCACCGCCTCTTTGGAAGAGTGTGCTACATGCCCAGTTTGCTGTCAAGGCCGAAGCGGGGGCGGGCCACCCTGAATATACGTACCGCGCTGGCCAGCGGGCAGAGACAGAATGCGCCGGATATCCGGCGGGATCACTCGTAGCTTGACCGCATCCTTGATGATCTGGCTGGTGATCGGGTTGCCGGGGTCCCGCTGGTTGTGTTCGACCACATCACCCATCAGCTTCTTGATCTGAGACTGATCGTTGGCGTCGATCGCGGCGGCCACGCGATGCACCAGCCGGGCCTTGGGTTCCTGGACCCCGGTGCGAAGAACGGCGACGCGCCGCTCCTCTTCGTATGCCCGGCTGACCCGCGTGAGCGGCACGCTGGCGGCGGCGCCAATCAGCTCAGGAGGGCCGAACTGCTCCTTCGGAACGATCTGGCCGCCGGATCGGGTTCGTAGCCCTTCCTTGGCGAGCCTAGCCGCCCGAGCGGCGCCGCTGAGCGTCCTGGGCGTCAGCGCTTCGGCGGCGCGGCCACCCTCGCCGGCCAGCGCTTCGCCGGCGCCCGCAACGATTCGCCCGGCCGTTGCGGTGACGGGCAGGGCGGCCGTCCAGGAACCTGCCTCGATAGCTCTCGCCAAGCCGAGCGGATCACCCCGGCCGAGCGATCGCGAGAAATCGTAAGGCGTAAGCCAGCTCACCCCGTGGAGCAGCATGTCAGCGATCTGCGCGCTCGTCATCTTGGCGAGGTTCTCGTGGAGCACTGCTTCCATGTCGATGTCGCGCCCGCCCGTAAAGGCCCGGAAGGCCAGATCCCCGACCTTGGCGGCCATTTCGGCAAAATGCAGACCCATGATGCCGTGGGCCGCTACCCCGATCGCGATGTAGCTCATCAGCGCCATGAGGGCGCGGTGGTCTGGCGGGCTGGGTGGCGCCGCCCCGCCCCTCCCGCCGGCGCCGCCAGCACCCGCAGCCCGGTACAGGCGCATCGCTAGTTCCATGTCGCCGATGCTGAACATCTTGAACACGCCCAGTAGGGCACGGAAGTTGCCGCGGAACAGCTTCGGGCGGTTGTAGCGGCCGTATTCGAGCTGGGTGATCCGCACGCCGTACTCGGCGAAGTCGAGCGCCGACGGGAAGTAGGCGATGGGCAGCCCGAACTTCCTGGGACGACGTTCAAACGCCTTCCGGGCCGTCACGATCTCGGCGCGCGCAAGATTCCGAGCCGTCCAGAGGCGGTGAATTGCAACAAAGCTCACGAGCCGGTTGATGTGCTCGGAACCGCTGAAGAGAAACGTGGAGACGCGCTTGGCCCGCTCGCTGATCCCTTTAACCGGCCCTGGCCGGCGAGCGAGGCCGTAGAGTTCCTCAGTCGCTTGGGCGCGCAACAGTCCTTCTTCGAGGGCCTGCCGAGCATCGTCGCGCACATCTTCTGGCAGTTTGGAGTAGTCGAGCCGGAGTTCACCCACGCGCATGGCTCGGCCGACATCGCGGTAGGCTTTGAGTATCTCGGTGCCAACCGCTTGTGGGGCCGCATACTGGAGCATCCACGGGCCCGTCATCATCGTGACCTGGCTGAGGTTGACGGCCGCGGCCATCGGGTTCACGATCCCGAGTGCCCAGTGGAACATCAGCCCGCGCACCCAGCCCCACTCTTCCTCGGGTGACTGGAGGTAGGCGACATAATCCTTGGCGTACTTGTGGAGCTGCGAGTTCTTGGGCAGGCGCTGCATGTAGCGAGAGAAGTCTCGGAACATCCGTGCCCGGGTGATGTGCCGGCTTATACCAAGGATGTAGTCAGCGAACGGTCGCGCCAGATCCCGCTCGAAGCCGGGGACCAGCCGTGACTCGACAAAGTGGGCGCGGAAGCCGAGACGTTGCTGCATTTTCTGCACAGCCTCGGCGGTCTTCTCGATCTCGCCCGGCTCAAGACCGTAGAACTTCAGCACTTCTGGGTTCGCCTCCGCGATCTTGGCGAACAACTGCAACTCGAACCCGATCAGGTCCTTCAGTATTTCTTTGCGAGCCTTCGTCTGGCGGAACTTCGGAGCACGCGCCTCGTATTGGCCGCTGTCGATCAACCGCCTGTACCGCGGCGTGTGCGTGATCTTCCAGTACCGCGCCGCCGCTTCAACGACGTTCTCGCGCGCCTCATGAATAGGCAACAGATTCGGGTTCTGGGCCAGCCCGGCCTTGGTGGGATATAGCCCATACGTGTAGTCGCCGAACCGGCTGAACGGCACATATCCCTTGGCTTTGGCGTCGCGGATCACCTTGAGGGCTTCCCAGGTTTTCTGCGCCAAGCCTGCCGCCCGTTCTTCCGGGACACCTTCGTCCTCAAGGGCCCGCTGCACGGCGTCCTGGCTGTCGAGCGTTGCTGCGTCCGTGAGTTTTCCGTCAGACGCAAGATCAACGGTAAGATCGGCCAGCAGATCGAGCGCCCGGTGCATGGTCTGACGGGCCGCACGGAACCCGCGCACTTGGTCCGCGCTGAGGTTCCGCTCGTCAATCGTCTCACGATGGGCAAAACGAGAGTCGATGAGGCGATTATCCAGAACGTGCCGGGCTTCGTCGGGAAGACTGAAGTAGTCACCCATCATCTCGACGAGCTCATGGGCAGTCTGATCGCCCTCTTCGTAGGCGGCCGCCGCTCGATCGACAAACGGCATAAACGCCGGGTGCAGCTCACCGACATACCGCGGCGTGTGCCACGTATTGTTCGCCCAGTGGTAGAATCCGGTCGAGCCGAAACGGGCGCGCTTAGCTGCTTGCCCGGCGATGCCGCCGATCTCCTTCCACTTGCGAAGATTGCGGCCCAATTCGTCGAGGTTCAGGGCGCCAGCCTCGTCCTCAATGACTTGCCGCAGAATGCTGGCGCCGGTGTCGATAGCCTGCTCGACAGCGGTGGGCGCGGCGGCGGAACCGTCGGGCGGGCCGTCGGGCTCGTCGTCGCCGGTTTGGCCGACGGGCTTGTTGATGTCCAGGAGGCTGTTGAGTTCCTGTTGGCGCTTCAATAGCGTCTGGAGTTTCTCAGCCTGGGGAAACGGCTTGCCCACCTGCTCCTTTATGTCGGCGCGTTGCTTCTCCCGCTCGGTTAGCTGGCTTTGCCATGAGGCGATTTGCCGCTGAATCCCCTCGCGAAAGACGTAGCTCATGCTGGTGATGGTGGCGGCGGGGTTCTCCTGGTTCGCATTCGCGGAGTAGGTCCGGTTGCGCTGGAGTTCCGGGTCAACTTTCGAGACCACCTCCCAGGCACGCTCCCCCGCCACTGCATGGGTGCGCGCAAGCAACTTGAAGCCCCGGTAACTGCCGATCGCACGTTTCCCCGGGGTGCCCTTCCAGCTCGCCAACGTCTCGGCCAGCGCCTTGGCGCCCTCGGCGCGGATCGCCTCATCTCGGAACGTCCGCTTCCCCAATACGAGCTCATCGGGGGCGTCCCGCGTGGCTTCCAGGTCCTCTTCGTAGCCAGCCAATTGCTCCTTGAAGAGCTCGATGGTGCCTGGGAGTTCAGCCATCTCCCGGGTGATTCGCGCCTGTTGCTGCGTGTGGGCCGTCTGTAGCACCAGCAGCTTCCTGGCTTGCGCGTCGACCTCGACTTTTTCTTTGATGAGAGGGTTGCCGCTGGAGATTGCGGCGAACTCCGTGGCGGTGACCGTAAAGATTCCCACATCCTCCATCTCACGGGCGTCCAGCCGCCCACTCATCACTTGGCCGATGAACTGCGCCTTGTTGGCGAGGATCTGCCAGCAATAGGCGTCCATCGAGCCTTCTGCCAAGTACGCGAACAGCTCCACCTCTTTGTTCCGGTTGCCCTGCCGGACGATACGGCCGTCGCGCTGCTCGATATCCCGTGGGCGCCACGGCGGATCCAGGTGGTGGAGCGCGACGAGCCGCTCCTGCACGTTCATGCCGGCCCCCATCTTCTCGGTAGTGCCCATCAGGATCCTGATCTTGCCGGCGTTGACCGCTGCGAACAAGCGCTTCCGCTCGGCGTCAGTCTTGGCCTGATGAATGAACGCGATCTGATCCTCGGGGATACCTCGGCCGATCAGCTTCGCCTTCATGTCGGCGTAGGCCGTGAACTTGCCAGCCTCGGACTCGTCGAGCTCGAGCGACACAAGTGTTTCCTCGTCGGCTCGAATCGTCACGACATCGCCCAGCCCGGTCGTGATCGTCAGGGAGTTGCCGGCTTGCGCGGTGATTAGGCCCGTTAGAACCTGGCCGTCTTCATCCTCGAACTGTATTCGGGCGCCACGCACCCACTTATTGGCGCGGCGCACACCCTTCGGGACCGACAGGTCGGCAAACACCAGTTGGGCCGATTTCTGCTCGGCGGTTCTCTGCCAAATACCGAAGATTTTGTCCACCGCGCGGTTCAGCTTGCTATCAGGGTGGTCGGGTTCCCCGGGCTTCAGAATCCGCACATCGAGCGCGGCCTTCTTGCCTTCGCTCATGATCTTCAGCATGTTGTCGACGCGCTTGTCGGGAACGCGCCCCGCGCGAATCGCCTCGGCGCGGTCCTTCAGCCCCGCCATGATTTCCTTGATTTGATCTGTGGATGGAGCCGTCACGTCCTGAGTCCTGCCCCCCTTCACATTGGGGACGGGGAGTGTCAACATTTCGGCCGTCTGGATGTCCGCCACCATACGGAAGCCGGTCAGCAACTCGGGGAGGTTGACGAACCGTGCGAACCGCGTGTTCATGCGGTAGCCCGTCCCCTCGGGCGCCAACTCGAGGCCCGTGACGGGTTCTCCAAACTGGCTGGCCCACGCATCGAACTGGCGTAGCCCGACCTGCTCGAGGTACGGCATCTGAAGGTACCGCTGCATCGTAAAGAGTTCCGCCATCGTGTTGCTGACGGGCGTGCCGGTCGCCAGCACGAGGCCGCGGCCATTGTTCCTCTTGGTGACGTACTGCGTCTTGAGAAACATATCGAAGGCACGTTGGCTCTCGCGGTTCGTCAGCCCGGCGATGCGGTCCATCTTCGTGATGAAAAACAGGTTCTTGAACAGATCGGCCTCGTCGACAAACAACTGGTCGACGCCCAGTTCCTCGAACGTTACGGTGTTGTCGTCGGAGGCTTCGTTGGCAAGTTTCTCAAGTTTCACCTGGAGCCGCTTCTTCGCCTTCTCCAACTCCTTAACGGTCGGGTTCCTCTTGTTGGCGCCCTGCCGCACGACGTCCTCGCGCGCGGCTTCGAGTTCCTGGATCTGCTCCGCGAAAAACTCCATGCGGCTCGCCTTGGACATCGGGAGCCTGCCAAAACTTGCGTGGGTGACAAGCACGACGTCCCAGTCCCCTGTCGCAATTCTCGACATAGCCTGCTGGCGTTTCCCCTTGCCCCACCACTCTTTGCCCGCCACGAAGATGTTGGCCGACGGGTAGAGTTGAAGGATCGCGGCTTCCCACTGCGGCAGAAGGTGGTTCGGCACCACGAACATAGGCTTCCTGATAAGGCCGAGCCGCTTCATCTCCATGGCGGCCGCGATCATCGTGAACGTCTTGCCTGAGCCCACTACGTGGGCGAGCAGCGTGTTGCCCGAGCGGATGATCCGCCAGACACCGTTTTGCTGGTGTGGGCGCAACTCCCCGCCCTCGAGCGGCAACCTCGACATGCCGGGAAACGTCAGGTGAGAGCCATCAAAGGTAGGCAGCCGCAAGTTGTTGAATTGCCAATTGTACTGGCGCGCGAGCCTTTCCGCACGCTTAGCGTCCCCCCAGAGCCACGCGGCAAAGCGTTCCTGGATGGCGGCTTGTTTGTCTTGGGCAAGCAGCGTCTGCTCGGCATTGAGAACCCGCTTCTCGTCGCCATTCACCATGATGATGTCGTAGACCTTGGTGTTCTTCAGGTTCAGGAGGTCCTGCATCAACTCGGCGGCCTCGACTCGCGGTGTTCCCCACGTTTCCCTATTCGCCAGCGATGCTCCCGCATAGCCCTTGACGATGAGGCGCCACGTGGCCGTCTCGGGGATGTGGTAGACTTCGACGTCGTTGTCGTTTCGCGCCTCGACGAGGCCCGCTGCAAAACGGTGGACGTCGGCGACCGGCAGCCAGGCGGCACCGAGCCGAACGGTAATTTCTTCGGCCCGGATATCTTCGGGCTGGACCCCGCGGAGTGCCTCGACGTTTCGTTGAAAGTTTGTATCCGATGTGGCGGCCGCTTCAGCGATTTCCAGCTTGTGCCGCACGTTGCCCGACAAGTATTCGTCTGCCATCATCCAGCGGCGACCTTCGGGGTCGTGGTAAACGAGGCCACCTAATTCGTCGCGCAAATCATCCGGCGTCTTGCCGGTCAACTCCTGCATCCGCGTCCAGTCGATGCGGCCGAGTTCGTTCAACGAAATCGCCACCGCCTCGCTGGCCTTGTCGACGCGCTCGACCGGCTGGGCCCGCTGCACCGTGCGTTTCGTGAAGATGTCGGTCTTGGTCGCGGTCCTGTTGTCTTTATCCCAGTTCTCCAGCGAGAGCAGGAGCGGGGCATCGGGATCCTCGCGGAAGGCGCCGGCGTTTGCTCGATCGCTCAGGAACCGGAACGTCTTGACGAACCCATCGTAAACGCTGTTCAGCTTCTTGCGGGCATCCTCGATTTCCTTGGCGCTTTCCGAGTAGAGTTGCGTTCGCAGAACGTCGCGAACGGCGCCCCGCACCGCGATCATGCCCTTGATGCGCTCAACCCCAGCGGCGCTCAGGCCAGCGGGGCGGTACTGCGTACCCTCCCGCACAACCACTTGGCCGTCCCGCACAAAGAAGGCCCCCTCCTTGACGTAATCGGCGCCAGGTACGTCCAGCATGGTCCCCTGCTGTCCAATTTCATGGGGCTGGATCGTATGCCTCGGGATGACACCCGCCGGCAGCCGTTCAATGGCGCGGTCGAGTGCTTCGGGCGTGAACTGGCCTTCGAGCGCTTGGGCCTCGCCGCGATACATCGTGCCGCCCAGCGTCATCTCGCCGAGCATCATCTCGGGGTGGCGCACGTAGTACTCGTTGATCTCGACGTCGACGCCGCCCCGGCCCTTCGTGTTCTCGGTGCTGGCCCAGCTCTCCGGCGTCAGCGGACCCTTGGCGATTCCCTCGAGGATCCCCATGAAGGTTTCCGCGTCGGCGCCAGCTATCTTCTGAAGGAAGATGATGTCGGTTGTTACCTCGGTGCCAGCCGTCGCCTTGAAGGCGGTGTTGGGCAGCCGGATGGCCCCCAGGAACCGGGCGTGCTTGGAGAGGTACTCGCGCACGGCCGGATCCTTCGCGTCCATGGTGTAGTTCGACGTGATGAACGCGACGACCCCGCCCGGTCGCGTCAGGTCGAGCGCTCTCGCGAAGTAGTAGTTGTGGATCGAGGCCGTGAGGAACGGCTGCCGCTTGAAGCGGGGATCCAGAACCGGGTAGTTGCCGAACGGCACGTTCGACACGATCGCGTCGTAGAAGTTGTCGGGCATCCGCACTTTCTCGAAGCCCGCAACGTGGATTGCCGCGTCGGGGTAGAGCAACTTCGCAATCCGCGCCGAAATCGGATCCAACTCGATGCCGCTACGCCGCGCTGGCAGCAGCGATTCAGGCATGAGTCCGAGGAAGTGCCCGACGCCCAGCGCTGGCTCGAGCACTGCGGCCTCGGCTTCCAGGCCCAGCCGTTCGAGCGCCTTCCACATGCCCTCAATGACTGGTGCCGAGGTGTAATGGGCGTTGGGCGTCGACGCGCGCGCCGCCTCGTACTCGTCGGTGGTCAACAACTCGCGCAGATCCTCCTGGGCGCCCCGCCATTCGCGCTCGTACCCGAACACCTGCGAGAGGCCGCCCCACCCGACATACTTGACGAGGATGTGCTTCTCTTCCTCGGTGGCGGGACGCGCTTCACCTTCGATGTTCTTGGCGAGCCGGATCGCCTCGATGTTTTGTCCGAGCTTTTTCCGAGGTCCGCCCTCGCCGATCGCGTCCTCGGCGCTGATACGGTAGTCCCGCGAGTTGTCGGCGCGGTCGGGCGATCCCGGTTGAACATGTGCGGATTCTACAGGTGGCCGCGGCTTGGCGGGTTGGCGCTCGCCGGACGGCGCCGCAACGGACGGGCGAACCCCAGGGGAACCGGGGCGCAGCGCAGCGCTCGGAGCCCTCGCTGAAACGGCGGGCTGGGTGCCTTCTGGTTTGCCGGTCAACTTGATGTCGAACTGCTTGCCGCTGGCCGTCGAGAACCGGATCGTGTCCACCGTGACCGGCATCCCCTCCATGTCGTCCATGCCCGCGTAGATGTGGCCCGTCCCCGCGTGAACGTAGGCCAACGTGATGTGCGGCTTGTACTCGGCCTGGGTGTCCTCGTGCTCGATCGCGCCAGCCAGTTTCTGGTTCAGCCGCTCCAGATCCGGCGACGTCACGTCCACCTTCACGACATCCCTGTTTTCGTTCTGCTCTGACGCCGGGAACACCGAGGTCTTGCCGGCCGTCAGCGTGATCGGCCCTTCATCCCGGAGCGCTTGTCGTACGGCCTCGGGGTCGTCGGTCTTCAGGCCGTACTTCACCGTTACGTGGAACTCGGTCTCGCGGCCATCGTCGGCCAAGTCCTCGTCGGCGATTTTGGCCGCGGTTCGCTCGGCCCAGCCGGCCGGGCCCGCCGGCAGGTCCACCTGCATCGAACTGAAGTCATGCGTCTTCGGCGGCCCGCCGGGCGTCACGTCCTTGATGACGGCCGCGGTCGCCGGCTGGGCGAGCGCCGGCGGGCCACCCGGTACCGCCCGTGTGGGCCCGGGCT